TCTTTGTCAGTGGTAATCAGGTCGCCTGCAACCTTACCCACGGCTTCAATAATTGATCCAACGGCAAGCAAGCTCATGCTAGACCTTTCAGTGTGCGGTTAATCCAGCCCTTGAGGAACTTAACCTGCACGGGGTTCTTGTTGCATATCTCAACGTAGCGGGCAATCTTAGCCAAGGCATAGGACTCTTTGAACCGCTGACCATCAGTAACTTGGTTAAGTTTCTCAATAGTTTTTGCACCAATACCGCCGTCAGGGGTAGACCCAACAATCAACTGAGCCAGCTTTACAGCCATGCCTAGCCCTGCGTTTACACCAAAGTTAAAGATGGTGTTAGCCACTTCTTGGTTTGCAATTTCATTACCACGCATCTTGTCCCAGAACTCCACACGGTAGAACTCACGCACCATAGGGGTCAGGGAGCCGCCAAACTCTTTCTTGTCCACCAGCGCCCAGCCGTTCCACTGAGGGTTCTTGTTACGAGCGATACCTGCGTAGGTCATGCCGCCAGTGTCGCCGGGGACTTCATGGAGGACATAGCCGCCCTCGTCTTTCATCATCTGCTCAAAGGCTGGTTCAAACTGCGCCATTACTGTTTACTCCTTGAAAGCATGGTTGCCGCAATATCCATCATGGTTTTTGCTACCTGAATGTCGGCGGGTTCATTATCCCATCCCACAGTAATTTGGCCTACAAATCTGCTTGGGTCAGGCGGCACACTGACTCTGCAAGTGTAAGTAACACCCTTGGCGATGTACCACAAGCCCATCTCGGACTGCGCTGACTTGTACTCACCACAAGGTGTCTCGCCAGCCATTAACTTAACTACATCCGAATTGTTGCCTGCGTTCTGTGTAAACAGGCCCACATCCAGCCCATCGTTAACTTTGTCTCGGCCCTCTTTGGTGTAAGCGCGGTACAGCACTCTGGTTCCAAACATGGGGTTGACTTTAAACACAGCAACAATGGTAGCGTTGGTGGTTTTGAACAAGTGGGCGGCAGCGTCTTCTACCCTGTCCTCGACAATGCTTGGCATCTTCTTAGACTCTTTATACGCGCCCATCAGCAGTTCTTGGTTCTGCCAAACAAAGTAACCAGAGAACGCAAAGATCGCCATGAGTATCAGCGCAAACAGTTTAAACGGGCTATCCACATAGGACAGCACCTTGCTTAGTACATCTGCTGGCTTTTCGTCACTCATATTCCAAACATCCCCAATACTTTTTTAGCAACATCGTCTGGCAGGAAGCGGAGCAGGCCAAGCACCCACCACGCAATACACAGCCTGACAAAGACTTTACAGAAGAGGTCAAACTGCTTTTGGTACTCATTCACCGACCACACCTTCTGGTAGTTGCACAGAATTCCATCAACTCATAGATTCCAATTGCAACCAAAAACAGAACAAATGCACAGCCACCAATAAGAATGGCAAGCTGGTTTAGCTCTTCTTCTTTTTCTTTAGCCTTCTTCTCTGCCCTCTCTAAAGCGCGGAGTTCTCTTGCATCATCTATGTCCATCTGGTCTTGACGGGACTTGATCTTGTTCCAAACGTCCACCTTGCCAGTGGTCATGAAGAGCAGTTTTAACTCGTCCTCAAAAACTCTGGCTTGCTCAAGCGCCATCTCAATCTGGAGGGCAGTTCCCATGTTGGAACCCTTACCCTTTTTTGCCTCAATCAATGCCTTGGTAGCGGTACTTTTGGCATCAAACATCTTGCCAATCATGGGTGCAAGAGAGCCTAGGTCATTGGCAACCTTGCTGGCCTTCTTGACCATGCTGATCGCGCTCTGTATCCCCGCTAGGGCTGTTAGAGGATCAATCATTTCCGTACAACCTTTTCCCACTGTAGGCAAACAACTTTGCGGTTATAAACATCACCCGTCCACGCCCACCGCACACAGCGGTATTCAGTTTTTCTATCTTGGCTGGATGCTCCCGGTAGAAACACCAAAAAGAACATCAATAACCATTTCATTCACCATGCCCACGCTATGAGGTAAGTTCCAAAGATCACGAAGGCCACAATACAGGCTGCGGCAATAATTGCTTCAGCCCAGTCCCACATGGCTACTCCGGTGCAAGTGCTGCTTCAGATGCAGCAGGTGGTTTAGCTGTTTCTTGAATTGCTTGAATCAACTGAAACACTTCTTGGTATGGGCGTGTGCCCAAGTAACCAAGAACTTGGTTTGCTAACTCAATTGGCAGTTGCAAGTGCATCTTCAAATCTTTCTTTGACGTTTAAAAATTCTTTTTTGGACACTTGGTAACCAAACATCCACATAATGCGAGGGGTGTCACCTTCGGCTGTTGTAACATAATGCTTAACATCAGAGGGCAAATAGCAATGCAATTCGCCAACTTCAATATCTATATGTTTACCATCAATGTAAAGTTTAGCACCATCTTCAGTTTTTTGTGACATGATGTTGCACCTCAAAACATGGCAGTCTCCTTCCATAGGATCTGTGTGTTCATAAACATCCCCGTTGGCGTAGGTGCATGAAACAACAACGCCATCACGCCCGCCGCCCGCAACGCTTTTATCTAAATCTTGCAACCCCAATGCCTCAGTTATCTTTGCAAAAACATCATGCACAATTTGCGGATATACAAACCTATGTCCGTATTGTCTAGTCGTCAACCTAGAATTCATGTTCCAACTAGCGTTTTCCCCGCGACCCAAATCAAGCCATTTGTTTTGTATAGCAACATTGACCCAAGCGTTAAGCTCATCACATTGCGTTTGAGTAATAAATTGTTTTTTACGAACTATATGCGGGTTCATTTAATAAACCTTTGGCAACTTTAAAGGCTTCACCACTACCCGCGCCCATTGGGATTGCATCTGGTGAAATAATGTCGCACACATCGTTACCATCACGCAACGCATGAATGCAATAGCATAGGGTGTCGTCTTCTAACGCAACCAATTCATGCCTGTGGTCTTTGCGAATAAAAATGATGTGCGGCGCATGATAAACATTTTCTACGCCTTCTAGCGTAATTTTTACAGAGCCACGCGACAACAATGTTTGATGGTCAAACTGGTGTGAATGACCTTGCTCAATGTCACCCGCTTTTTTGAAGTGCATTTGGCGCACATACACGGACGACACGCAACTGACGGCAATTTCAGGATGGTCATTCATGCTCAAGTTCCGCTAACTGGAATGCTTGTTGTTTCAACGCGTGGCGGCTCAATCCATGTTGGGTCAACAATTACAGAATTAGTTGCGGCATCATAAATGTGTTTGCCGTGCGAAACTTCTTTTGGCAGTTTGATTGAAAGCTCTACTAATTCATAATCGTTAATATTAAATCCATTGTCTTCGCAGAATTGATCTAAATTTTGTTGCACATCAAAAATGCGATTGATTTCCATGCTCATAGATTGAACAATTAAATTATTTGATTTTTTAAAAATGGCGTAAGATTTTGTAGTCATGATTTTCCTTAATTAAGATTCAGCAATTTCAACAAATGAATACGCTACTTGCAGAGTGTTACTTAAATTAGCTTTACCTGATACGTATCTGTTATAAACCTTCAATTGTACTGAATCTCCAGAACCCATCCAAAAATTTGGTAAACTTATTGGTTGATTGGTAAATGAAACAGCAGTAGTTGTAGTAGTTGTGGTGTTGTCTACCATATATCCGCTGTAATTAGCATATAGCGAAGCAGTTGCCTGCTGCGCATCGCCTGTTCCCTTTGATTGAACCGAATAACCCGAGTTATTACCCGTAGCATTTAATTGCATAGACCTCATACTGGAGCTGCTAAAATTGATAGCCGGCATCATAGATAAAACTTGCCCACCGCCCGCAGAGCTATTTACTTTTATATAAAAATAATTTGCTTCCGCTACATTAACTGGTTGAGTAAAGTACATAGTAAACATCACGGGAATAATCCTAGCGGCTGTTCCCGTACTCATTGTAAAAATTGTGCTGTAACTTCCCGCCGCAGTAATAGAAGTCGTGCCCCTGCGGATATTTACTGTTTGTGCCATTTTATTTTCCCTTTAAAATTAAAAACCGCCAGTTGAACCAAAGGCGACGAATGCTTGTGAACCACCACTTGCCGCCGCCCAAGTAGGTGCGCCGCTGGTTGTTGCTGTTAAAACTTGACCCGTAGTACCCGCCGCAGTTGCAACAGGTGTTGCACCCGCTCCCCCGCCGTACACAACACCGTATTGTGTTAGTGCCGCAGAAGTTGCCCAAGTGCTTGCGCTAGAAAAATAAGGTATTCCACCAGATGTACCAGCTACTGTCAAGGCCAAGGTGCCTGATGTTGTTACAGGTGAGCCAGCAACTGAAATCAGACCACCCGTAAAGGATTGAGCAACACTTGTAACTGATCCCGTGCCTGCCGCCGCCCAAGTGCCATCACCACGCCAGAATGTGCTTGCGCTTGCGGATGTTCCTGAATTTAAATTAGTGACAGGTAAGTTGCCTGACACATGAGTAGTTAGACCAATTTTGCCGTAGGATGGGGCGACTCCAATACCGCCTGTGATCAACGCACTACCCGTTGCAATATCTGCAAGTTTACTTAATATGCCTGTAGTTGATGCGTAGATGATGTCGCCAACTGCATAAGTTGTGATGTTTGTGCCGCCGTTGGCGACAGGTAAAGTACCAGTAACACCTGTTGTTAAAGGTAGACCTGTAGCACTTGTCAACGTAGCAAAAGACGGAACACCTAGATTAGGCGTTACTAGTGCTGGTGAAGTGGCAAAAACTAAAGCACCAGTGCCTGTCTCGCCCGTAACTGCTGCCGCTAGGTTTGCACTTGATGGAGTGGCTAGAAAGGTTGCTACACCAGTTCCTAATCCTGATACACCTGTGCTGATAGGAAGACCTGTAGCGTTCGTTAAAGTGCCACTTGAAGGTGTGCCTAATGGCCCACCAGTATCAAGCATCCTAACCCATGCACTGCTGTGAGCAAAATACATTGCCCCGTCTGCGTGGCTGTGAGCTATTGCGCCGTGATAAGTTGACGCAGAAGGAAAGGCTGCTTGATTGGCAAAGTAGAACGGGATAATACTGCCCGCGTTTTCTGCTCCCAAGATAGCGCTGCTAAATGAATTTAAAACATCTACTACGTTAGTGCCATCGTTGTAGACCAACGTGGCCTTGCCCGCCGCAACCGCCACGCCTGTGCCGGAAGTATTCTTAATTGTCTTTACACCTGTACCATTGTTTCTAATGAGGTAAAACTTCTCAATCTGGCAGCCAGAACCCAGTATCAAACTACGTACAGAACCAACGCCGGTAGAACTTTCTGTGATGTTTAAACGCAGGTTTCTAGCTGATTGGGATGCCGCAGAGTCAGTGAGGGTAACCGTAACGTCTGCGTCAGTTGCAAAGTTTACCGTGGCAGAGCCTGTGATAGCTTCACCTAAAATTGCATCACCCAGATTGACGTTGGTGACCGTTCCCCATGAACCCGAGTTATCCCCCGTCCCTTGCAACTCTACTTTAAGTGCTGACCATGTTGATGCCATTTCTAACTCCTAGTTTGTTGAGACAGCAACCCAAGATGCTGTCTGCGTATTATCTATTACACTCCAAGCAATTGCCTGTGCAATTGAGCCAGCCGATCCAGTTGCTGAAACCCCTGACAACGATATCTCAATACCAAAAGTACCTACTTGACCTGTAGCACTGACACCAGACAACTCGACTAAAGACGTAAATGTAACCGTTCCAACACTGCCAGTTGCACTAACGCCGGTAATATCTATTTCAATACCAAAACTACCAACTTCGCCTGTAGCTTGAACACCCGACAACGGTAGCCCAATACCAACCGACCCCACTTCGCCAGTACCCGCTACGCCGGTAAGCGGTAGACCTACTCCAATTGACCCCACTTCGCCAGTACCCGCTACGCCGGAAAGCTGTAGACCTACTCCAACCGACCCAACTTCGCCGGTACCCGATACACCCGAAAGTTGTAGACCTAAATCAACCGATCCAACCGCACCTGTACCGGCTACACCTGTGAGAGCAACACTTTCTGCAACTCCTTCAGTACCAACTTGACCCGTAGCAGACACGCCGGTAAGCTGTAGACCTACTCCAACCGACCCGACAGAACCTGTACCGGCTACGCCGGTTAGCGCAACACTTTCCGCAACTCCAACCGATCCAACTGAGCCAGTAGCAGATACCCCAGAAAGTTGTAGACCCGTTCCAACATTTCCTACTAACCCCGTACCTTCTACGCCAGATATTGCGGCTGATAAGCTGTAAATAACCGACCCAACTTCGCCTGTACCTGTTACACCTGTAAGAGCAACACTTTCTGCAACTTCTTCATTACCAACCTGACCCGTAGCAGACACGCCGGTAAGCGGTAGACCTACTCCAATTGACCCGACAGAACCTGTACCGGCTACACCTGAAAGCTGTATACCTACCCCAACCGACCCAACTTCGCCGGTACCCGATACCCCTATTAAGTCTCGCTGTCCAAACACCCCAACTAAACCTGCCGACCCCGTAGCCGTTACACCAGATAACGGTATTTCAAGATCCACGGTACCTACTGATCCTGTTGCGCTAATCCCTGTTAGCTCCGCTGATGGGCCACCAACAATAGTTCCAACAGAACCCGTACCACCTACACCAGTAAGGGCAATACTTTCTGCAACTCCTTCAGTACCAACCTGACCCGTAGCAGACACTCCCGTAAGAGCAACACTTTCTGCAACTCCTACTGATCCAACTGAGCCAGTAGCAGATACACCTGTAAGAGCGATACTTTCTGCAACTCCTACCGACCCAACTGAGCCAGTACCTGCTACGCCAGTAAGAGCAACACTTTCTGCAACTCCTTCAGTACCAACCTGACCCGTAGCAGATACACCTGTGAGAGCAATACTTTCCGCAACTCCCACTGATCCAACTGAGCCAGTACTCGCTACACCTGTAAGAGCGATACTTTCTGCAACTTTTACTGATCCAACAGAGCCAGTACCTGCTACGCCGGATAGGGCAATTGAAATGACTAGAGCAACTGTCCCAACAGCGCCCGTGGCTGATACACCTGTGAGCGCATTTTGACTACCGCCCCAAGTATTACTACCCCAAGTGCCTGCGCCCCATGCTGTGGACATGACTTATCAATTACGCAATTCGCAGCAATCCGGTCGTTGCATCATTAGTTGGCATAGTCAGTGAAAACGTACCAGCAGCAACTGTTTGAGCCGTGAACGTGTAAACAGCCACAGATTTTTTGCCTGAGTTTGTGTCGTTATACAAAAGCATTGCATCAAACGAAGTAGACAGAGTAACTGTTGTGTATGTGATACTTGCAGAAGGCGTTAAGAACGATGTTGTTCCAGAACTGCTTGGTGCGGTACCAAACGTAACAGTTACACCACCAGCGGTATAACCTGTTCCAGATACTTCAGTTACTGCACCCGTGTACGACGTTGTTGAAGCACCCAAAGAGCTTGCCGCCGTGTACAAAGCCGCCTTAAACGTATCAGCAGTTGATGCTGTGTGCGCAGGGACGCCCGTACCGTTAAACGCATGAACTGCATTAAATAAGTCGACCTTGAATGAAGTGGTCATTGCTTGTGTATTTGCCATGATTTTTCCTTAAAATTCAGCGGTTTCGCCAAAACTAACAACTGCACGTTTTAGTTGAACGTGCGCCGAACGGTGAACTAATTCACCCTCTAACCAATACTCCACCCATGTGGTAGTTTCGTTATCATTATCAATGGTTCCTTCACGCTTTTCAAGCAATGATTCGTCCATTTCACCTTTGGTCGTAGTAATCAATTTGAACTCCTGATAAGAGCCGCCGTAGCGGTGTTTGCGGGCATGGTGATTGTAAACGTGGTTGTAGATGTTTTGTCAGACCCAAAGTCCAACACAGCTATGGATGGATTACCGGCAACGGTATCGTTATAGATTAACGCGCATCTTGCGGTAATTGCGCCTGTCCATGAGATGTTTGGGAAGCTCACAAAAGCTGTGTATCCAGAAGACGACACCGTGATAGGCGTTAGTATTGCCCCGCCATTAACGTAAGTGCCTGTATTAGCTACTTCGTTTGTAGCTGAATACGCAGTCGTGTCTTCGTTTAAATCCGCGCTGGCTGTGTACAGGGCAATCCTAATAACATCAGTCGTCAAGTCATGTATGCCTTGATAAAGCTCTGCTTTAAACGATGTGGTCTGGGTCTGGACAATCGACATATCAAGTTACCTTCTGACGGAACTGACCAGAACGGTAAGCGTCTTGACGCTCCATGCCATCACCCAAACGCTTGGCCAACGCAAGAGCTTCCATGAACTTCTGGTTATACAGCGTCATCATGTCTGGTTCACCCTTCATGTAGGTGTAAGCCTCAACCAAAGATGCGTACAATAGCACGGGGTCAAAGTTATCGCCTAGCCATGAAGTGTATGGAGAAACTGTAATGCTTGGTGGGTAGAAGAAATAATGAAGCTCAGCGCTGTACCCCGCATCGGGTGTGGGGCCAAGAATAAAAGTTAACTCTGCCGGATTATCTGAACGTGGGCCAAACAGCGCATAGTACCTAGGAATTCCCGTGTCTGTGGGTTGTGGGTATGCCTGCCGAATAAAGTTAACGTCTTTGTTTAACAAGTATTCGTACTCACCACTGGCGTTAATAACAGCCAGCGAATACACCGCCAAAAAGTCCGTGGGGCATTGCAAGTATTTGTTTGATGGCGTCATTACCCCCGTCACGTTACTACGCAAAGACGGAAACTGCACCGAGTTGAATATACGCTCTTCAGCTTGCGTAACGAACACGGGAATATTAGCCACGAAATCTGCTTCCGTGTTCTCCGTGTACGCTTGGATCGCGTTGCTGAGTGCGGTGTAATTCATGC